GTATTACCGTTAAGTTGAATATTATCAACGTTAACTTGGGCAAAAGACGGGCTATCCCCGGATTGGTATTTGTCCGAATTAAGATTGGTGAAGTTGGTATCAACTTCGTTATTTGTAAGCGGAGAGCCTTTCCCCGCACGGGTTACTATTGTAGACATCCCCGCTTACTCCTTAATTAGGAAATCGTTACAGTCCAAGTAACGCTCATCGCGTCATCAGCACCTTTATTAACTACGGCAAAAACTGTACGGCATAACATAGTTCCAGCTGAAGCTGCATTAAAAATACCTGCTTCAACAACAGCGCCTGTACCAGTACCTGCTGGGAAAGTAGCTGTATAAGTAACAACGTTTGTTGTAGCAACAGCAGAAGCAAGAGCTACGCGACCTAGTTCAGCACCTAAAGCTGTGTCACCGACTGCTGCAGCTGTTCCGCTAGAACCGATTGCCATATGGCTCATAACGTTAGACGCTGTGCCTACCATACGTGAAGCAACGAAGTTCTTACCAACGGTAACAACTAAATTTTTAAAATCATGCTCTTCTTTAACCTGGCCATCTTTACCAGTAACTACGACTCGCAAGGAGCCGGTAGCCTTAAGTTGTTCATTTGTGTTCATACGACTCCTTATTTATGTAAATGAGCGGGATACACCCACGTAGTCTTCCAAGAAATATGTTATATCACAGTAGTCTTGTAAAGACAATATACCACTGCTGCTTGTTGACACATTATCAGCTTTATTTGGCTGAAAATCAACTGTTTGCACATCTATGCTTGAAATTGAATCATTAGTAACTTTGAACAGCAAATACTCAATATTGCCGTCCATGTTGTCTACCATGCCAAAAGTATCAGACAAAGCTTTGTCTACACCTCTGTAACTAGTATCTGAAGTAGCTGCTGAGTCTACTTTACCTTTTGGAATTAACGACTTGTAAGGCACATCGGGTAAAGTAACATCCTCGGAAAAATAACGCTCGTACAACCGTACCGCTATAGTGGCATCAAGTGTTTCGAACGTGTCAGCTAGGTACTTTTCGAACACAAAGCCAGTTATTGTGTCAGCTGGGTAAGCACTATCGGCGCCATCCCTATGAGGTTGAATATCCCCGATAACCGCTAAATCATTAAGTGTTGACGTGTCTGTTAGCGCTTTTACAAAAACTCTTGTTAATGCGTCTGTAAAGCCGTCTGTTACATCTGCTACAGCTTTTGTAGTGCTAAGAGTTACTAAGTCGACGGGTGTTACTACATCTACCGACAAAACATCAGGGAACGTTACTTCAGCAAAAACAGAGACATCTGTCCAGGAAGCCTCAAAGCCGGCTTCAATATACGAAACACCAGTAAGGATAACCCTATCCGGGCTAACAGTTATAGCCAATTAAAAGTCTGCTCTTAAAACAAATTGTAGTAAATCAAACACAGTCAAAATTTGACCATTAAAGTTAATTACTATTTCACCCTGGTATTGGCCTGCTGGAACGTCTAAGGTAGGGCCTGGAAAACCAAATCTAACTACTCCATTTACTGCGTCTACTTTAGAACACTGTAAAACCGTAGGCGTAGCAGTAGAACCAAAAGCTCTGAACTTAACAGTAACCGATGTCGTAGCTGCTGATAAATCAATAGGATTACCAGTCTGTCTGTCAGTTAATGTAAGCGTAACCTCCGGGAGGTTGTCATTTTGAACAATTCTTATTGTTGAACTCATACGAACCTCTGAAATTCTGCACGATTAGAAGTGCGTGTTAAACCTTTGTTTACGGCAATTCTAGCTTCTGAAACACCTGTTCTATATATTCTGTCTGAATCTTTTGCACTGGCTCTATCAAAATAAGGCTGGCCAGGAGTTGCGTAAAGCATTGCTCTTGCGCCATTTGAAATAACATCTAAAAAGTTTTCATATATTTCCGAGCTAACTTCAGACGAATCTCTAGTTGGGGCAATCGCCGCTCTAACTGTCAATGCACCTGGAACATCTTCGTATGGATATGGCACCAAACGGATTTCAGGTTTGATAATTTGTGTGTAGTACTGTGGTGAGCCTTGAACCTGTTGCCAGTCACCCATACGATAAATATTAGCTAATGTATCAATTGGCTGTGGAATCAACAAGTTAGTATTAAAGTAAGCTGACATAATACCTACCAACTTAGTATCAGCAGGTGTCTGAACAACATAACTAGCTTGTCCATTAACGACGTCAATAGCTGGTGGTGTAATTTGCCAATAGTAAGTTCTTGTACAAAAATCAATACAAGTATTACGAATAGCATTTATAGCTACAAGTTCAGGAACATCAGGACAGAACATCATAACTTCTGGCAGAAATTCTTCGTAAGAAACTGTTACTCCATATAAAGCGGTCATGATTCAGTTCCTGGAGTTGATGGGTTACGAGGCTGTAGACTTTGGTTAGGGCTATTCTTAATCTCAGCGTCTTGTTTAACGCCCATAGCCAAGTTAAATGTTTGTAAGTAGCCTGACGCAAGCTGTAAACCTGGAGCATACTCAGCATCTTTACTGCATGCACGGTAAAGGATGTAATCCAGCAAAGCTGTTTGAAAAATATCACGAACTACAATTGGCTGTGACTCTAAAGTCAAATCAGCTGGTTCTGGTGAATAGTTAAGCTGTACATAACCATTACCTGTATTTGGTGGATATACGTAAAATGCTGTCATGTCTTGTTGGTCAAACACATAGCTCTGAGGAACTACTGAAGGTGTTGAAGAATGCCAGTTGGGGTTGTATGAATCCAAAAGCTGCTGTGAAGTAACACGTACCGCACGCCCTGGTCGAGAACCATCTGTTCCCATGTATCTAATTACGTTCAATAAAGTCCAGCCGTCTGACGGAATATTCTGTCGAGTACCTGCGACTAGCTTCATTACTGCTACTTTGTTAGTAGCGCTTGGTGCCATGGTAACAATCTGGCGTTGCCCATCGTTAAGCCAGCCTAAAAGCTCGGCTCTACTCCAACGAACGTTACTTGTATCAAGTAACAAAGTCGAAGCCTTATTTATGATTGACTGCGCTGTAATTGTGCCCATAACCTATAGAATTAGTGGGGCCGAAGCCCCGTGTCCTTATACTGTAATTGTGTTGTAATCTGCAAAATTAAGCGCGGTTGGGCTTGAATCTGCTGACGCAACATAAGAATTTGGAACGCCACTAACTTCTGTAAATACGGTTGTTATAGTCATTGTGTAACTATTACCACCTGTGGTCATTACAAGGGTGCCACCAATCTGTAACGCTAATATGGCACTGCGTAGCCCTTCATTAGTTACACCCCTAATATCAATTCTATTACCTTGGAAGCTAATATAAGATAAGTATGTGTAATCTGTATTAAGCGTGTATGTTTGAACCCCGCCGCCACCGCCAGAAGCTACTACCGCATTAACTGCTGTGGCTTGTGTACCAAATAAACCTTGACGAACTAACTCGTCTACGTTACCACCAGCTACGATTGCAGTAGCTTGTGTGCCTGAAAATCCTTGAGAAACTAGCGCTGATTCTGAACCAGTACCAGCTCCAACTGCGACAACTTCTGTTGCCTGCGTACCAGATAAACCACTGGATACTAAATCATCAATAACAGCCATGTTTTACTCCTAAATATAAAAAGAAATAGGGGGTGGAGTTACCCACCCCTCTATATTAGCCTGCTGCTACCAATAAAGCAACTGCGTCAGCTTGAGTAACTTTGTAACCATAAACGTTTAAGCCACGGATTAATGTGCCGAAATCGTTAGGGTTCTGTAAGCTCTCAACCTTAGCAATTTGTGATGCAAAGCTGATACCAGACTTATGACCTGCCATAACAGCGTGACGCTTAGCTGCGCCAGTGTCAGTAGTACCAGTCCAAGTTTGGTTAGCTGCTGCGCGTGGCAACAAGTTAGAAACATAAACTGTGAAGCGGTCAATCATACCAATCTTACCGTTACGCAAGATGCTTGAACCGTCACCCATGAACTGAGCTTGAGCCAAGTTAGATTGCATAAGGATTTGACGCTCTGTTGGGCCGATAACTAACCAACGGTCTGTTTCAGGAACGTTTGCTTCGTCCAATACTGAAGACAATGCAGTGATGTTCTGAAGGATGTTAGAAGCTGTCAAAGTTACTGGAGCGTCGTCTGTACCCAAGTTGAATGAGCCAGAAATCTTACCAGCTGTTGCGCCTTGGTTTGTAGCTGCGCCTTGATTGAATGTACCACCCAAAACGTCTGAGTCGATAGCAATCTTCATTTGCTGAGCTGCGTCGTTTGTGAAAACGTCCATTAGCTTAGGCTTAGCTTGTAATTCCAACACGTTGTTAACGTTCACGCCGAAATACTTACCCTTGTTGATTGTCAAAGAGATTGTGCTTGGAGCAGGAATCTCATAAGCCAAGTTCTGACCAATAGAGTAGTTATTGATTGTGATTGTTGGAATGGTGTTGATGATTACTGTGTCGCCCATACCAGTGATGTCGCCTTGCCAATCTGTGTTAGCAATTTCACCGAATACTGTAGCGGCATAGAATTTCTGAGCCAATTTACCAGACCAAAGAGTCGGGATAAAAGTACCAGAATAAGCTGTACCTGAGTAAGCTGTTGCGCCGTTAGGTGCATTAAAACCACCTGCGTTAATTGGGTAGACTGCACCCGGAGTAATAGTAGCCA